AATAATTCATTTTCAGTTAACACTCTAAATCCAACTCCTTGTCGTTTTGCAAATATTTTTGCGGCTTGCCATTTTGCTTCATTTACTATTGCTTGAGCTTTTTGAATAGGACTTTTTGCTTTAGCGAGAGTTTGTCCAGCTGGTTTTATTTCAATAAATTCTGCTTTTCTATTTTTAAATTTGTCTTCATATACAATAAAAAAATCAGGCACATAATGTGTATTTTTATTAGTTGCTGGATTTCGGTAAGGTATTCTATGACTTTCACTGGCCCATGCTAGTATATTTGGATGATCATCTAGAAGACGCATAAATTTAAGTTCCCACCCACTACGATATTTTGGACGGTGTTTACCTACATATTTGCTTGGGTTTTTAACCTCATATATACCTTGTTGGAATTTATTTGCCATTCTAGCAGTATTTATTCATACTACTCTTGGGGTAATTGATCAGAAACTACAAATGTATTACCATTAATATTTCTCAGAGATTCCGTAGGGCCATAATTCTGACCAACGTATTCCTTTACTTCAGATACTGCTGTACCTGCTAGTGCGCCTAGTCTATTAGAAACTGTGCCAGCTATAGTTGATTCTAAACTTTGTCTTTGTGCTTGTTTTGAATTAATCAACGAACCATCAACAGCTCCGATATTTACATGCTCTGGTGTAAATTGAACACTATATGTTGCAACAGAACTTTGTCCATAGTCAAATGTACTATGTTGAACTTGATTTATCATACAGTTATACAATACAGTTGTTCTACCTCCTTGGGCAGTATCTTTATTATGAATTCTTATTTCTTCAAAGAAAAATCTAGCATTACTTGCTATAGTTTTGGCACCAAAGTGATGTGCGTCTCCAGCCGCAAACTTTGAATTAAGCATTTCATAACCACTAAAGTTTACTGGATCCATGTCATGGATACCTGTTTCTGGATGTCCAAAATAATGTCCTGCATATGCTTTCATCATTGTTTGAAATTGATTGTCTTTTGTATCATGAAACAATACATTACAAGGGCCTGGAGTCATTCTAGTTGGAACGTATCTAATTCTATTATATTGATTTATAGGTTGTATACCATAGTCAAAGTCTGGCATTACTACACTTGATACTCGATGAAAAGTAAAATTACGACCAAAGCTATCATCTTCCATAGCCACGTTTTCATTGAGCATAAATTCTATACTGAAATTATATAGGAGCCTTGGCGTTTTGACCATTACAGCATCATCTGCTCCGTAATGCTCTGCGGCGGCATTGTATGGGCCGGTATTACTAGTTAATCCCATCCTTTGCTACCTAATTAAGCCTGTGTTCCACCACCTGTTGCGTTACTTAAGGTCTGATCTAAATCAGCTCCTGTAAGTGTTGCATTTCCTGCGGCGTCAAAAATTTCTGCATTGTCATATCTAATACCAACTGTAACCTGTACTTGTTCACTACTTGCATAAGCCATGTCGCCATAACTAATATTTGCAATATAGCAACCTGCGAGTTCAAATTTGTCTAACACACCTGGTGTTGGACTTGCGCCATCTAATGTTTCCATAATTGTTTGAAACTTGTAGCCTGAACCTGCTCTAGGTGAACTTTGGTTTGCATGATCTACTTGTCTGTTTAACTGGTTATTTAATTCTCTAAGCACTACACTATCAACGTCATCTCTTAATACAACAGACACTAGATCCCATGTATGTTTACCTGCAAGATAAATTCTTGAATTGTAAGCATCAAGTGGAATTTCATCATGTGTCAAACTTGGTCTTGTTGTACTAATAACACTTCTGGTAGGAGTAGCACTAAAGCCTTCGCCTACAAACGTCACTCTAAAACGATATTGTAGCTTAGGCATAATTGTTGTTGTGTTTCCTGAATTGTCAGGAACGCCTAATGTTGTAATTACTGCCATTTTGATCTCCTCATAATACCGGCTAATTGTATTTATTAAAAACTGTCAAAAAAAATGGACTGCATGACACAGTCCATTAAGTATTAAGTTAATTATTATTAGTTTGTTGAGCTTAGTGTGCCTGTATTCACCAATCTAATAGGAATGTAAATGAATTCTGCGGCTTTTGCTGGTTCAATAGCAACATCTACATAAAATTCATTACGATCAATCCTTGCTGGTGTATTGTTTGTATCATCACATACTACTGCAAAGTCATTGAGTCCTCGTCTACTTAAAATGTCTGCAAGGAATCTTTCAAACACTACTTTAGCTCTTGCTCTAGTTTGTGCATCGTTAATTTCAAACAAGAATGGTCTAGCAATCTCATCAAATCTTTCTCTGAGATATGCAACCAATCTAGCAACATTTACTCTGTCTAAACTACTTGTAGTAGCATGTAGAGTTTTCTGTCCAAATACTATTGTACCTTGTCCAGGGAATGTTGTAATTGGGTTAACTTTAGCTGTATACAAACTATCACGCTGTCCTTGTGTAAGGCTTATTGCTTTGAATTCGCCTTCAGTTGTAATATGTCCAACTGCACTTGCGTTTTGTACAACACCTCTTGTAGTTCCTGCTGGAGCAAACCATTGGAAACTAATGTTGTCATTGTATGCAATAGTGTAAAGTGCCATATGACTTGCAGGAACTGTTACAGTTGCACCGTCTACTGGCTCTGTTGTTTGTCCACTTGGATAGTAAACTGCTGAATATGTATTCTTAGTTACCAATCCATCTTCGCCATTTTCACTTGCACTTCCACTATTATTAGCCCAGCTAATTATATCTGTTGGATTCTTACGCATTGGTGAATCAATAACAATAAATGCTGTCTCGCCTCTATCACTGTTAAGTGTGACCATCTCATCAACTAGTTCAGGATAGTTTGGTGAAGCAATTAAGCTATACTTGTATTGTGGATCACGTAAGTCTGAACCTGCAATAGCACCTTGCATTGCAGTTGCAATAACTTTACGTTGAGCATATCTTCCAAAAGCACCACTACCATCTGCATGATTGGCGGCACCATTTCTCCAAGCTGAACCATTCCAGGCTCTAACTGTGTTCTTACTTTGTGCCATGTTTATCACAACCATTCCGTCTGGATAAACTGCCGCACTTGGTGCACCACTAATAACTGTAGCATTACCACCATTGCTAACATCACCAGCTGTGTCAGTAATATCAGCAAACAATACACCATTTGATGTAGTTTGATCTGTATTACTATGAAGAACCCATGCACTGTTACCTGTGTTTCTTTGATAAATTTTTGGATAAGCACGTTCATTAGCTTGATTCTCTGCCGCTAATGTAGTATCTACCCAAATATCACCAGCACTTGGTCCTGTAGGAGCCGTAGTACTGTAGGTTGCACTAATAGGTGCGTAATTACCACTATTAACTTTGTAAACATCCAAAGCATTTATAGTATTATCAAACCAATATTGACCAGTAGCGGCTGTAGCAGTTGGTGTAGAAGTTTGAGCTAATACATCACCTGAAGTAATTGCTCCTACTGCACCACCTGTAGTAATTTCACGAACAATGATTGTGCCACGTGTGTTTGCTTGTTGGTCTGCCAAGTAATTACCTACCACGGCTGTAGTTGCTGACAATGCAGTTGTACTTGAACCATCTTGTGGAACAAAGTCTGTAATTGCACCAGCACCGTCTACTTGAGTTGTACTAACACCTTGAACTGTTTGAGGAACAAATGATGTATTACTACTATTATATTCATAAAATTTTAAATCAAGTCCGTTACCTGGGCTGGTTGTTTTGATCCAAATATCGCCTGCCGCTGGACCCGCTGGAGCACTATAATGTTCATCATAAGTTGCAGTACCTGCGGCTAATGAATTATCAATTAACTCCCATGCACCGCCAGTACCATGAAAGTATTGAATACTTAATTGTCTAGCACCAGTAGTTACAGTTTCATTATCAACATGAATAACTACCAAATATGTATCATCTGTTGCGGCACTTGCGGCTGTTGCAGGTGTATGACCTGTATCACCGTCTATGGTTGCTTGTGTGCCTGTAGCATTGATTTCTACTGTTGGAATTTTGTTTTCCCATGTATTATTATCAGCACTCCATTCGTGAATACCAAATTTTGATTCATCTGTATCTAACCAAAGCCCGCCGTTAGTTGCGTATGAGGCTGTTGGTGTTGTTGTTGAGGCTTCTAATTGCCCTAAACTTAAATCTGCTCGGACAACAAATGCTTGACTACCTTGTCCTAAGTAGCTGTACGCCGCCATTAGACCATATTCGCTGGTTTCACTGCCTTGTACGATTGATGTTCCACTTTTAGTGAATGTAGGATTACCAAAAAACTGTGTAAGTTCTCTTTGGCTGGTTACCTTTACGACTTTACCCGCCTGAGCACTTTTTGTAAATTTTGCCAATCCGTCAGCTTCACTTCCAGTAGGATCTGATTTGTCTTGACGTGTAGCTACTACCATTAGTGGAACTGTGCCGGCGCCTGGGGCACCATATGCACTCTCATCTACTACTGATACATTAACGCCAGGGGATACTAATACTGCCATAATTCAATCTCCTTGTAAAAGTAATTTAACTAGTTGTATTTACCAGGACCACTATATATCTAGGGGGTTATGAGAGTTAACCTAGTAGTTAATGATTTAGTCAAAAAAATAGGGCCCATTAAGGCCCTACTTTTAAATTATGGTGTTTGCAATTATGCAAACATTTTAGCTCTTGAACCGTTTACATCACGAGCAGTAATGCTATATCGTGTTGCACCAGTAGTTGCGATATCAGTCTTTACATTAAGACCAGCCGCTTTCATTTCGCTCATTCTAGCAGGAAGTTGCTGAATGCCGAATCTTGCTTTGGCATCTTTCGCAGTAAGAGTTTTACCAGTACCTCTTAGATAAGTTTCTAAGAAAGTCTTCTGGTTAGTTTTAATTGTAGTAAAAGCCATAATATGCCTCCAGTTAATGTTAAGGATTATTCCTTAGTATTCGTGCAGTATAACACCACACAAATTCGTTGTCAACCTTTTTTATCCCCAATCTTTGAAATCACCAGCTTCTTCATTGTCATTATACCCTTTGGTATATGCAGTGATCTCTGCTGGTGTCATCATTTCCATTGGGATACATTCGCTCTGCATACTAGCGCCTGTATAATAATGTGGTTGGAAACCTCTTCGGTAGTAGCTATCTGCTCTACCTCGGTCATAAGGACCGCCGTGTCTATCATCATACTTCATTTATATTCTCCACGTCTGCAAACTTCACAACATAAGTTTTTGGTTTGCCATCTACTTTTGAATCTTCGACCTCCATAAGTTTGGTGTTCAAATCACGAGCTACAATAAAGCCAGTGCTTGTGTAATCTCCAACCTTCTCAACTGGAATGTCAGCCAAACTCATCATGCCACCTGGACGACCAAATGTATCCAGCGGAATATTTTTTACTGTAAAGGTACATTCATAACCTTTTCCAGGTTCAAGTGTTTCGGGTGTAATCATATTTTCCTCCTATTGGAAATACCAAATCAATAATGCTATTGCAACAATCCAAGGTGCATACTGATAACCAAGTTTTGCAAATCCAAAAATAATAGCAAGAACAATACCAAACATAACACCAATAAGTGCAAGTATTTCTATTGTTGTCCAAGCTAATTCTAAATTACCGTCCATAAAAACCTCTTTAAAAAAATTGTGCCGGGCTTTTAACGTGGTCGCTTCACT